CGTGAATTTATAATCTTGTCCTGATGCTGCACTTGACTGTTCGAAGAAGTCAAATTGCTTTTGCAATTGCTCACCCACTAATTTCTGTACGTTGTTATTAACATCTTCACGTAAGTTTAGTGTAATTGGACTCCAAGTGTGCTTTCCTGCTAAGTATGCTTTGGAGTTATAGACTGGAATCTCAATCGGCTCAAAAGCAACAGTTGGTCTAGTTACGTCTACTACTTGTTTTGTTAATTCTGTAGTAGGTGTAGTTACACCAAAATTTTCTAACGACACTCTAAATCGATATTGCAGTTTTGGCATTAACAAGCCCTGATTGCTTGCGGAATCTCCACTTGCTAACGGGACTGTAATTTTTGATAGCGTTGATATAGACATTTAGTTTGCTCCTGTTGTAATTATATTTATCATATTAGAGTCCTGCAATTTCACCAGTGTTTTTCAAGCGTAGCGGAATGTAAATAAATTCAACTGCTTTCACTGGTTCAATAGCTATATCTAAGTAGAGTTCATTACGGTCAATTCTACTTGGTGTATTATTTGATTCATCACAAACTACTAAGAAGTCATATAATGCTCGTTGTCCTACTAATTCTAGTAGTAAACTCTCAGCTGCTCCTTTAATCTCGTCTCTTGTAATTTTATCATTTGGCTCAAAGATATAAGGTTTAGCTAGTTTCTGTAGTTGGCTACGTAAGTAAATAACCAAACGTGCTACGTTAATTCTATCTAATGCACTTGTACCTCTTGCTCGAGTTTTCTGACCGTATGCAACTAATCCTGACCCTGTAATAAATGTAATTGGGTTAACATTTTGTGCATATAATACATCTCGTTGGCCTTCATTTAATGATACTACATTAAATTCACCTTCAGCATCAACATAACCAGTTGACGTTGCATTAGTAATGCCACCTCTTCTAATACCTGCTGGTGCAAACCATGGATAACTCTTTTGATCACTTAATGCCATTGTTCTTAGCATCATATGACTTGGAGGAACAACTACGTTATTACCTGCATTATCACTAGTGAATCCCCATGGATAAAACATTCCCATGTATTCGTCTCTTGTTACAAGTCCTTCTGCGTTATCTTCAGCTGCTAATGCGGTGTTAGTTGCCCAATTTGTTAAGTCGGTTGCATTTGAACTTAGTGTTGCTGGACTGTCACCTACAATAAATGCACTTAGGCCTCTATCATAGTTTAAGCTAACCATTTCACCAATTAGTTCTGGATATCCAGGTGATGCCATTAAGTTAAATAATTTTGATTCATCATCTCTAATAGAATCATTTGAGTTAACTAGCGACTGCAATGATTGTACTACAACTTTACGCTGTGCCTTAGCACCAAAGCTACCTGATCCGTCTGCTTGGTTACCTGACTCTGTAACCCAACGGTGTGCATAATAATTTTCCATTGCTTCGTCACCAAAGCGTAAATTGTCAGCATTTACATCAACCCAGTTACGTTCAAAACGTTTAACATTAAATCCACTTCTACGTAAATTCCAAAGCAACATACCTTTTGGATATAGTGCTGGATCCGGAGCATCTGTGTCTACAAAATTACTTGTAAGTAGTACATCAATATCACTTGCTGTTTTTAACGAACCTGCTGATGCCCAACGTGCGTCTGCAAATAATACTCCGTTTTCTGTAGTTTGGTCAGCTGCATCACGCAACTCCCATCTATTAGCAATTGGAGTGTTTAGTTTGTTTGCATTAAAAACATAAATTTGTGGATATGTTGAAATAGTTTTAGTGCTAATCCATATGTCACCATGTTTAAGAGCAGTTCCATCACTTTGTAGTACTGGAGTACTTGCTGCAACAATTGGTCCATTTGGATCAGTTTGTTCTGCTTCGTCTGAACTATAATAAGGACTTGTTGAATCTAAGTAGCCAACCCATTTAGTACCATTATGTATCATCATGTCAACTTCGTCAACAACTGAACTATACCAAAGTGTTTTTGCTGTAGTAAGTGCAGTAACTTCGTTATCACTAGCAGTATAAATTAATGGCTTCCATTGACTTGCTTGTAGTTGTTTTGGATTAGTATCGCCATCTGTGCCAGACACATAGTAAAGATTAGGTGTACCACTTGTAGTGCTAACATATGCTGAAAATCCTGCTTCTGTTAACACACCGCTTGTGTCTACAATTCTAATATCGCCAAACTGTGAGTGTGTAATAATAACCCTGTTTGAAGAGTCA